ATCCGGTTTGGGCTTGGCCATGTCACCCCGGCGGTGTCGTTGATGTCGGCACTGGCGTCATCGCAACATCCGTAGGAGTCCCTTGCGTCTCACCGGGCGTGAATACCGCTGGCCCTCGAGCGCTAGGCGGCAGCGCCGGAAGTTCCGGCTGCTCGAGTTTCGCAAGCGTTGCCGGGTCTGGCGCCGCAGGAATGCCGCCACCAACGCCTTGATTGATGCCCATTTTGAGCCCGGGAGTTGTCGGCGGGCCTAGCGGATTTTCAACCTCGATAAGCGCCAACTCTTCGCCCGCCTCACGCTCGGTATTCGCAATTTCACCGCGTTGCAGATTTTCATAAAGAGTCTTGTAAGAAATCGCGCCAGCCTGCCACATCGTAACCAATTCGATGCCTTCTTTGGGCTGCATAATGGCATCAACAAACTTAAGATTCGGCGTCACCGTTACATCTAACGGATTAGCGCCAACATACATCGCGGCAAAGCGCAATGCCTTTTCGAGCGCTGCGGCAGAGGAAAGCGAAATTGTGGTCAACGTCGCGTTGCTCTGCGTATAACGCAATTGCAAAGCGCTGCCCGATTCATAACCGGACTTCACATCAAAAAGTTGCGCACCCGCCGCTATTGCCGCAGCCTGCTCATCCTGAATCGCTTGCCGATGCGCATTAATGCCAGTGCCATGCGGCCCGATATAATGAGCATCCTGCCCCGGCCCAAAGCCAAGCACCGTGCCGCTACCAACATTTTTCGGCAGATTCGCCGCTTCCGGCATACCCGTGCAAACCAACGTCTCTTGACCAGACCAAAACAGTTGATGCCTATAGTCCGCATCTAAACGATACATCGCCAACGAAGACTCGGCCAAGCCGATCACGGGCGGCTGCTGCGGCGTAACATTTAAATCAAACGGATTAGCTATCACGAAAGGAATCTCAAAAAACGGCTTCCCGCCAAAACGCTGCGGTATATAATCCATCACCAATTGATAATATTGATACTCTTGCGCATGATAAATTCCCATATCATCAAGCGTTAAGCAACGATGCTGAATCCGTGGCACCCAAATAAAACCGAAGCGCTTCATGCCGGATTCATCAAGCACGTAAAAGTCACGCTCGCGAGCCCAATTAATTATCATCTCGGCCGTATAGCCGACCAAATAGGGCACATCAGCGCCCGCCGGGCTCGCATCGCACAAAATGCCATAACGACCCTGAATCAGAAGTTCCGTCGTTATCTGGCGATGAAACGTCTCGAGCGGCATGCCGTCGCGCGTCGCGCTTTCGATCATCGGCAACAATTGATCAGGCAATTCGACATCTGCCGGAATGCGATGAATAAGCCCGACCATCCCGCGCACGGTTGGCGCAACAACGTTAGGATACTTCGCGCGGGTCAAATAAGCGGCATACATCTGCCCGCCGTCTGGCCCCTGATCGGTGAAACCGCTCGGCACCGGCAAATATTTCGGCCCCATTATCTTAATCGCATGCGTACCACGCATGCAATCTCTCATCGTTTTCCATTCGTCAATATGATCCAAATAGAAAGGATGAAAGGTGCCGACCGTAGCCATATTTAATACTGCCCTATAACCCTTCCGAACATTGGCGCGGGCGGTGCAACCACTAACTCGTGAAAAGCATCAGCCGAAGCGTCGGCTTGATCATCGTGAAGCGCTGCGGGAACTAAGCTTAGCTCATCCAAATAATCCGCGTTCCAAATCCCTTCAATCAACGTCACATTGCCCGCTTCGCATTGCGAGGCGAATGGTTCCCAGCGCGTAATTTTCGCGCCAGAAACGGGCTTTAGCGTCACGTTGTAACCACTTAACGCGCGCACAAGATATTGCCCATGTGCCTTGCCAGCCGCGCCCGGGTCTTGCGGCAACCGAATTCGAGTCGGAAACTTGATATTATCGAGCGCCGCAGCATTCAAAATTGCCTGCTCAACTCGCCCCGGTGTCGCGCGCATGCGAATCACATCTTCAATATAATAAAGCCCTTGTGCATCGCGCGACATCAGGACTCCAACCGTCCAAGACGGATCATTGCCGCCTATCTGCTCAGTTGCCGCCAAATCCCACGCGCGGACACGTCGCACCGGCTGCGGCGCCGCCGCTCCATACTTAAACCAGTGCTTTTGAAACAAATTACCTTGACGCGGCGCCGGTCTTTGCTGGTTTTGGGCAGCATGCGCATACGGTCCCATTGCCGCCTTGTCGCGCTCAACAACCTGCCTCGGAAACCGTTCGGGAAAGAGCAATTCCCCGTCGCGCGTCCTTTGATCGTAAGCATAGACAATCTTGGGCTCGGCCACCTCGAAATCGCGCACTAAAGCAGGATCAGTGCCGGTCCAATCATCAGGAATCCACTGCTGATGCCGTGGCAAATATCTAGCCTTGATCGGCTCAACATCCCTACGCGGCAAGACCGTATAGCACCGCCGCTCTGGCTCAAATTCCATCGGCAACATCACATGCACATAGCCTTGCTCGAGCGCCAAAGCCGAGCAGTCGGCGCCGTGCAGCCGTTGCATGATCAAAACGATTGCCGAAGTCTTGGGATCAATCACCCGAGAGGGGACCGATTCGCGAAAGATGCGCGCAACCCGTTCCCGCTCGCTATTCGACTCAGCCGTTTCCGTGGTGTGCGGATCATCTATTTTGAGACGATGCCCACGACCGCCAGTCAAGGATTCGAACGGAATTCCCTCGCGAAAGCCAGTGCGATCGTTGGCAAACGACGTTTCGCCCATTCGCGTTAAGCGAACATTCGGCCATAGCGTTCTATACCATTCGCTTGCAATCAGATCGCGCGTGCGCCTGCAATCGCGCTTAACAAATTTTTCCGAATGTGAAGTTGAAATCTCGCGCAAGTGACTGAGGCCCATCGGCCCCCATTCCCACGCAAGATGGAAAACACTAACCAAGAATGAGTTATGGACCGCAATATCTCCAGCGGTAAAACTAGAATCTTCATCAACTGTCAAGCAACGACATTCTGTTGGCTCAGCAGACTCAACCGCAACAACTCGATCCTCGGCAAGCACTCGGTTAAACTTCCGCGCCAGGATAGAAGCCACGGCATCCCTTTTAGCGCGATGCGCAATCGGCACGTTGCGAAACCTATACCCGTCTCCGCCGTCAACCGTGATTCTATGAGACACATAAAACTCACCACCTTGTCGCTTGCTTTTTAACTTGCGCGCTTTTGTATAAAGTTGCGACGATGCCCCCATGCGAAGACACAAATGTTGGATGTCAGCAGCAAGACCAGCACCAACAGTATCCGCCACAAGCAAGCGAGCACGATCAACACCTTTCGTAACATGCCCGTCACAAGACCAATAGGCACCAAGAAAGGCCGCCACAATGCGCTCGTTACCCGCCATCACGGCTGGCGGTACTCGCTTTGTGTAACTTGATTTGCCCTCTAGCTCATGATTGCGAAGCCAAAACCGCAACGGATTCCGCGCCCGCGTATGCCGCCGATTTAATCCAGCCAAAATGCAAACTGTAACAGCACGACAATTTTTCTTTATTCTCTCTTTCGTGACAAATCCTAATGCCTTTGCACATCTATGCACATCCTCAATAACCCCCGCATCCATATTTGTTACAGTAATTTGCGCAAACTTAGTACAACCATCGCCAACAAGATACCCTAGCAATCTAGCCTCATCTTCAGAAATTGTCGCCGTGCCAATTTCCTCTTGCGGACGCACCGCGCCAACAACATCGCCAGACACAAGATCGCTTGCGACAACCCACCCCCTAGTAGTCAAAAACGGATGATCTGGCGCCGTGCGAATGCAGCGCCCTTTCCCCGTGCGCACAACAACGGTCGGCAAAACACCTTGCCGATGCACCTCTAACACACGCCGAAATCTACCCTTGTGAGTCAGAATCTCATCGCCAACCACAACATCCCGCAAACAAATTCGGCCACGTCGCTGCTCAACAACAAACTCGCTTTCTGCAACCGGCTTCATCGTGCCAGTCGGCACGTTGACCACAAGGCGAATTATGTCACCGTGCGTTACTGCCTCGAGGTGTTCGCAAATTACATCGATATGCCAACCATGCACATACTGGTCAACGGGCTCGAGCACTTGCCAAGCTTCACGAACAAAGCCGCGAAGCGTGCGGCATCGATCGCGAATTTTATCCGCATCGCGTTCAACTTGGCGCCTTAAGCGCTCGGCCCGGACATCGGCAAGCGACGTTGCGGCGCCGCCGATCATCACATGGGACACTAGGCCGCCTTTTCAATCATCTTTTCCAGATCGGCCAATTCATCATCGCTTAGCTTCGTCAGATCAACGACGGGAATCGAGCCGCCCGGACCGATGCCAGAAATTTGCGTGTGCTTGGTGTAGCCTCTAGCCTTGCCCTTCGTCAGAAGCAAAAAGTGCTGGTCTTTCTGGTCGCCCAACTCGGCCCGCACCATCACCTGCGATTCGCAAACGTCTAAAACCGTTTCAAGGCACGTTTCCTGAATCTGCTTGAGCCGTTGACTCCTCATTATCGCCAGCATCACACCCTGACGGCAACACGGGCGCCCGTAGGTCTGCGATAAGATTCGCGCCGCTTCGCTCGGCATTCCCCGTGCCGCTATCAGTGCCGTTGCTACCTTTTCTTCGGTCCAAAATATCGGCCGCCCAACTGGTCTGCCCGAGAATGCCATTTTCGGAATCTCCTTCGATTGTTTCCGTGTAATCATCCCAACGCGAGACGGGCGCAAGCACAACGTCTGGCGTAAGGCCGAGCATGCGCCCTAACTCCATCAACGTGCGCATTGTGTTGTCACGAATCGCCACATATGGCGAAGTCACCGGGCGATTGTCGCGAAGATACGTTGCGCCGTCTCGGTTGATCGCTCGGCACGCTTCCGTAAAAGCCGCCCACGCTTGACAGTAAAGCGCAACGCTATCGCCATGGCGCATCGTGACCCGCGTGCGGTCAACCTCATGCCATATCGTCTGCCACCGCTCGAGCGCCAAGCCCTCAAGGTATGGCGGTGCTTGTGGAATCAAAGAAACCCTCATTTCACGGGCATTAACGCACTGTTAACCACCGATGCACGTCGGCGGAAATTTCCGTTGCATTCCGCCGATCGCCTCGCTAGATTGCGTTCAAGAATGAAGCCACGAAAGGAATGCGTGTCGTGACACTCCAAACCATTCGCCTTGTAAGTCCGATTCATTCGGGCGAAGTGGTGCTTTGCCAATTCGACACCTTCGCGCGCAATTGGCGCGAGGTGCTTGCCGAAGCACTCGCCATGATCCACCCATCATGGTCCGCGCTTTCATACCTGCAAAGTCAATTGCAGGTTTGGGAAGGCAACAAATGGGAGTGGTATCTATGATGATGCCCACGATCCACATCAACGGCACGAGTGCCAAGGAATTGCTCGAGCAGTTGCGCAACGCGAGTGTCGCCGTGCGCGAGGCGCGCGGCGCCTTGCAGCAAGCCGCACCGCACGGGCGCGACTACTACCCGCAAGGCCACGATGCATCAAGCAGGCAACAAAAGAGCACCACGACCGACTCAGAAAGATTGCTTCGATTCTTTTCGATCTGGATTCGATCGCTCAACATATCTGGCAAACTGCCCCCGAACGGGATTTGACATGATCACCACGATAATCGTCTTGCTTGTCGCAATCGCTGGCGCCGCCTTGGTGCTATACGTGAGGCCGATTTGACCAAGACGCTAGCAATCGCCGTCACGCTGCTTGCGCTTACAATTCCCGCTCAGGCGCTTGACGATATGGGCGATGCTGGCATGCGCGTGTACGCAGAGAAATGCCGCGCACTGCCGCCGGGAATCAAGCCGTCGCACGACATCACTGAAACCTACAGCACAGCCAAGCAACTGCTTGACGAACACCCAGAATTTACCGACGACTTTTGCACGCGCGTCCGGCCCTATGTGCAAGCGCTGGCAGTGCTCGCCGGACTTGCCGATAGCCTCCCTTGGCTCGCGCTCGCGCTCGCGCTGATGATCAATCGAAAAATTCGCAGATTGGCAACACGCATCATTAACCCACGCGGACACTTGGCGACTTTCTGCAATCAGATTAACTCAAGAGCAACGCCCGCCGCCTAGGATGCGCGCACGGTAATGGTACCGACAAAGGAGCACTAAATATGCTTTTCGTGCGTAACCTGCTCAAGCGCAATCTGTGCAAGCGCTTCACCACTTGCGAAAGCGGCGCAACGGCCATTGAATATGGTCTGATCGCTGCGGGCATCTCGGTCGCGATCGTCGCCGTTGTGAAAGGCGTCGGCTCGAGTCTCGTCAAGACGTTCACGAGCGTGCAGAACGGCCTCAACTAATTT